CTTGAGCCCAACACTTAACGGATCAGACCGCTTGCGGGTCGCAACCATTTCGGTCGACTGCGTCAGTTCAAATTTGTCGCAAGCCACCAACATTGCAGACCATGTGCGGGTTGATCTTTACGGCTCGGTCGGATCGCTCGCAACAACAACCAACAGCCCGATGGTGATCCAAAACATCCGCATCGAGAGCACAAATATGAATTACGACATGGGCAGCGAAGGCACCGAGTTCGGCGCGTTTGTCTGCACCGTCAACATCAAAATCTTCTATGTCGCATCTAACCCATCGGCGGTCACGCTCGTGACAAATCCAAACCCTCCAGCACCCTAAACAAAGGAATCACTCATGGCACAGTTAATCAGTTACGGCTCAACATTCAAAATGCTCGCAAATTCTTCGAGTGCGCAAGACACAGTAGTCACCACTGGCTTGACCACGATCGGAGAGTGCACATCGCTCTCATTCGATGGCGTGTCTCAGACCACTGTGGAGACCACTTCGCTCAGTTCAGCCGTGAAGATTTTTCAGGCTGGTCTGCTCGACCCGGGCTCGATCAGCGCAGAAGTGAATTACGACAGCGACGACGCAGGCATCTTGGTTTTGCAAACCGCGCTTACAAGCCGACTCAAGCAAAGTTTTGAAATCGTCTTCGGCGCTGTTGCAAGTTCAACATCGACAAAGGTGACAGGCATTGGCATCGTCACTGGCCTCAGCATCAAGGCGGGTCTAGACGCGGTGTTGACCGCTTCATTCACCATCAAGTGCAGCGGCGCTTACACGATCACCGGCACAGCCTAATCAGGAACACACATGTCAATCCGAGAACAACTGCTTGCGCTAAAGATCCCGACTGCGACTGTAAAGGTCGCGGGCATTGACGGTCTCGTCTCACTTTGCGGATTATCCGCGTCAGGTAGAGATTTATGGGAGCAGCAGATCTATGCTCAGAGGGACAAGAAAATGGGTGTGAAGAACATCCGCGCCAGTCTCGTCGTGCGCTGTATCACGGACGAGGCTGGCGTGCGATTGTTTAGCGATTCCGAGATCGATCAGGTTGGCTCAATGCCTGCGAGCGTGATCGACAAGTTGTATGAGCATTGCCAACGACTCTCAGGCCTTGGCGCTAAAGACGCAGAGGAACTAGAAAAAAACTGAGAAGCCGCGGCGTGCGGTTCTTCATGTTCACGCTCGCGGCTGAGTTGAAAATGACAGTTGCGGAATTAGGAGATCGAATGTCCTCTAGAGAACTCCAAGAATGGATCGAATATCAGGGCATCGTCGGATGCCTTGATTCACGCCAGCGTGCCGATCTCGGCGCGGGCATTATCGCGTCGACTGTCGCCAACGCGCACAGGTCGAGTCGATCCTCATCATTCAGCCCACAGGACTTTATGCCATTTGTGGAGAAGCCAAAGCAGACTCCGCAGCAGGCGCTCGAGAAACTCAAGCGCGAAAGAGGAATTAAGTAATGGGTTCAATCAAGGGCAAACTCGAGGTCGATCTCTACGCAAATCCTGATCCGATGGTTCAGGGATTCATGAAGGGCGAGCAAGCCGCAAAGCATGCGAGCGGCAGCATCGGCGACAGCATCGACAAGATCAACAAGAAGCAAATGAAGAACTTGGGTTCTGATTTGTTGAAGGGCGTGAGCGTAGTTGGCGCACTTGACATCGGTTTGAAAATGGCTGAGGACATGCTGAAAGGATTCAAAGACGGATCTATCAACAGCATTGGTGGCGCGGTTGAATTGGTTGGAAAATCATTTATTGAAAAATTTCAAGATCTTCCAATTTATGGATCAATCATGCGATTGTCTGGTGCTGCCGCCGACGCTTTATCGGGCGGGACGATGGGTCAGGAAGATAGACAAATCGCATCCCGCGCGGCGTTTGCCGAAAAATCAAAAGCAGCAGAAGACAAAGCGAGGATTGATAAACAACGCGCCGATGCCGACGCTGAAGTCATCAAGAAAGATGCGGATATTAAAGCGGCGGCCGCAAAGAAGATCGCCGACGAAGAAGGTCGACAACGAAAATTCTACGATGACCAGCAGAAGTCATCGCTGAAAGAAATACAAGACATCAGAGACGATCTCAGACATGCGACCATGTCCGAGCGCGACATTGAGATCGAGCGCATCCAAGCGTTGCCTCAACTTGTGCAGCGACAGAAGGATGAGGCAATCGCCCTCTACGACCAGTTGCAGGCGACCAAGGCCCGCATCGATGCCGAGAAGCAGTTGGCTGAAACCAAAGCCAAAGCGCATCAAGACGACATCAGCAATTTCACCAAGGCGCAAGAGCAACAAGACAATGCCGCCGAGGATTACAAAGCCAAACTCGAGGAAAATAAGCAGCAGGCTGAGATGGCATCGACCAACACCGATGTCAGCACCGCGCTCGGGTCAATCAAGGTCGCTGGAACATCGACCATGAACGCGCAAAAGATCGCCGAGGATTCGCTCTCAGTTCAGCGCAAGCAACTTGATGAGGCGATCAAACTCACTGGTCATTTCAAACAACTAATGGGAGCACCATAATGGCAATCGTCCTCTCTTGGATTCGACAAAGCCGCAACGCCACAGTCGACAAAGGTCGATGGTCGGGCACTGAATCGTGGATCGTCAAAGACACGACCGATCAGGTCATCACAGCGAATGATGTTTGGTCGGGCATTGTTTCGCCGTACAACATTTGGGGCAATGAATCAGGCGTGCCGATCATGCGTTGGGTTGGCACAACCATGCAGCCAGTGGACGGATCGATCGCCACGCTGTGGGCTGTGACTCTCTCATACGAATCACCGACAGGCGATAGCGGCACAAGCGGGTCGCCAAAGGACATTCGACAAGAGGATGAGGTAAATTTTACTAGCATCGAAAGTTCGGTTGGCAGTCGCATCATCGATGTGTGGCGCTTGCAGAATGGTTCAAGCGGTACTGCTTTAACTTTTCCAACTAGCGGAAACGCGCCGGGACTCACCAATGATATTGCGGGCGACAAATACGATTCAAACGGCGATCCAATTTCCCACATCATTCCGCAAATCTCGATCACCGTTCGCAATGTGATTTCAGGTAGACCAAACTACACGGCGTACAAAGATTTGGTTGGATATCGCAACAGCACGACACAGACTTTTGGAGGATCGTTCTCCACCGCGCTCGGAATTGGCACAACTGTATTCACGGGCGCAAGCGCATCACGCATCGCAACCAACACATACTCGGTCACATGGAACTTCACATGGGATGAATGGTTTCACCTCGTTCAAGTTCCCGAGATGAACCCGATCACGAATCGTCCGACATACGACAGCACGCAATCAGCGCCCAACACCTACAAGGCCGACAAAGTTTATTGGCGACAACCATTTTGGCAAACAGGAGACTTCGACGGTCTAGGCATGGTGGTCACTTGAACATTCAGCCCAACATCGCGGGTGGTATGGGCGCAATCACGCCGAGAGCGTGGAACAAGATCGCCAGCGTTGTCAACAGGAACGATCCCGCAACAGATCAAAGCCGCAATCAGCGCAAGGCGCAGCAGGTATTTCTCGCAAAGATCACAGGCAGCACATCGATCATCTCGAATCGACGCTGGTCATACACATGGACGAGCGCGGCATTCGATGTGACAACCGCAAAGTTCAAGGCTGCGACAGGATCGGCTTTGATCAGCGACACGAATCAACTTGCATACAACACCGTTGAGGGATTGCAGCAGGACACAGGCGCAACCAAGGACGGCCCCGGCATCACGCACTCCAACATCCCTGCGGGTTACACATTGCAGCCGATCGCATCTGGCACCTATGTGCTGATGTTTGGAACCGCAGACTCGACTGGCAAACAGGTCTATGTGTTCAGTGTCGCAAACGCCATCGATGGGACATGCGCATAATGGCTCCCGCAAAGAAGCCATCTCTGACTCCATTGCAGACTGCTGTGCTAGTCGGGCAACTAATCGGCATCTTGATTGCGCTTGGGCTATATGCGGTCGATCTAGGTCGCAGGGATGCGACTCTGACACGCATCGCAAGCGACACGCAAGAACTGCGGGTCATCGCAGCCGACCTCACCAAGGCTGTCATACGCGGCCAATCAATCGACGAAAAACACACTGAAACAATCGCCGCGTTGGCGTTGCGCATAGATAAGTTGATTACCAAATAATGGAGGACTTATGGAATTTCTTTCTCAGGCTCTCGGCACTACTTTCTTTGGCTGCTTGCTACTTTTGGTTGGTTGGCTCGCAGGCTCGTTCTTCGGATTCAACGAGGCAAAAGCAAAGTGGTTCGACAAGCGATAATTCTCGCAGTGCTCACAGCGGGCTGCTCAGCGACCAAGGAGATCGCCAGCAGCGCAAGCGTCGCAGCAAGCGCCGCACACTCAATCTCTGAGCGTGCGTCGTTCATTGTGGCGAACTCTACTCAGCCCGAGATCGTGGCTGCGGCTGTCACCATCAAAGGCGACACTGCCGTGATTCTGCATGAGGTTGCGCAGATCTCCACGGCCGTGGCGGGAGTAAAAGACATCGTGCCATTTTGGGCGACGCTGATTCAATGGGCGCTCGGAGCAGTCGTGACGGTGGCGCTGGTGGTTGTGATGTGGCAGACAGGGCTAGGCACGCTCATCCGCGTCGCCATCGGTTGGATCCCGCGCAGAGTGCAGAACGAGGCAGACCTTGCAGGAAAGATGCTCAGTGATGACCCGACTACGGCGCGTGAATTCGTGGCGGCGAAGCGGGCGAGTGATCCTCTATTTGCGGCGGCGTGGGGAAGGTCTACGAAATGAGTTTACATAGATTGATTTGCAACTGTTGCAAGGCTTTTACCGCTGGCGTTGGTCTAGATTTAACATTGCCAACTTACATAAACTGCCTAGTTGAATTTACGGACGAGGCGGGCGCTCATTCATTTGATTTAATATTGAAAAAAAGTAGCGCAAGTAATAAACCATGTTCGTATCAAACATACATAGGCGATTTAGCGTTGTGTGATGAGTACCCGCACGCGCATTACGCCATTACCCGACCAGGCTTTTCAGCGGGGAATGCAGATTCTAACGATGAAATCTGCACTAATCCTTGCGGTAGATATCTAAGCGGAATGGAAGGCAATTGCACAAATGCAGTAAGCACTTTTGTACAAGTTAATGTCACTAGGGACTCTGGCTTTCGTTGTAGATGTTGGATTGCAACTGTTCAAATATATAATTTTTTAGAAACTGAATGTTTTTCTGATTGCACAGTGCAGACTTTAACTTGCGGCGGAGTGTCTAAAACTGGAATAACGGCAAGAGGAATAACTAATTACACATCAAAAATGATTGTGAAAACCCTTAGCGATTATGTAGACGGAAGCAGTGCATATAACATTGGAAAAGCACAAACAAACACTGGCGGAAATGCCACATATTGTCCTGATCCTAATCCGTGCTCTGCTCGTTCTTACAATCCAAGCATTGACACGGCCACATCATTTGTTTGCAATGCAACAACGGATGGAATGTTTTCAGTTTATTCACTGCCAACCACCACGCCATATTGCACCACACGCAGCGCGGGTTCAAGCAATAGCACAACATACACGGCACGAAATATGCCTAAAAAATCGGATTTCTGTAACACTTTCCCTACGATTTCTTTGCCAGGTCAAACAGTAACAATTACAAATCTAGAAGTTTACGCATGAAAATATGTGATCACTGGAAAGATTGCGGGATTTATATGGGTGGATGTTGCGCCATAAATATATTTGAAAATCCAAGCCATTCTATTTGCACAAAGAAATGCAAGCATCGGACGGTTGACGGTGTGAAATTAAATCCCAATGGGACGGCGCCACTTACTGAATCTGAAAGCAAATCTAGGGCTGTGCAATACGCCCGCGCCGAACTCACCCACGCCACCCAAGGCCCTGCAAGCGAAGCCGACGCTGCGGCTCGACTCGCAATCTGCATGGCGTGTGAGCATCGGGCTGTAACTTATAAGGAACAGACGGACGAGAACGGCGTTGGGTGGTGCACCAAGTGCGGGTGCGGCAACAACCCGCGAGCGATGCTCACCGTGAAGGTGACGCTAGCCGGGGTCGAATGCCCATTGGGCAAGTGGGGCAAGGTCGAAGGCACTGGCGCAAGCGTCGCCAGCGCGGTGGACGCGGTGGCGGGCGTGGCGAAATCGATCATCCACAAGTTGAGTGGCGGGTAAAACTAGCGTAATCATGCAGGAATATGCCGCTTGACATATCCAGTTGGATGTGCAACACTTTTCGCATGTCTAGGTCACTCGTCAACTCTAAATCTGCGACACTAAGTCCTGCCACCGGATGTGACCTAGACATTCTGTCTGGTGGTGGGACTTTTTGTCGCAATCTTTCTAGGAGATTTGTAATGAATGAATGCATCACACTTCGCACTCGGTCGGGAATCATTAAACAAGTAGTGCAAATTGTTTCGAAAGTTGTTGTTGGTAAAAAGATGACACACAATCGTGATGGCACTTTTGTTTATGCAACTGCAATCGGTTGCAACTCTGAAAAATACGAGACTTTTGTCGGTGGATGGCGCGTTGCAAAAGGAGCAAAATAATGAAGACTGAAAAAGAACTATGGTGGGATCGTGCAGAGGATGTGGTGCTTGCGGGTTATCGCTTGCAATCACTTGCCCTGCGAATTGAAAAAGAGAAACCCGACGCAGCCAAGTCGCTGCGCTCTGGTGCGATGTGCATCAGACTTGTGATCAGTTGCAGGTTTGGTGATGTAATTCGATTGCTTGATCCACATCGAGAAGCAACTCCAAGCGATGTAATGACTGCTTGCGAGACTGTATTGTCTGGTGATCGTCCAAAGGTGTCTGAAGAACCGCTAGTCAAACTCGGTCAAGGCGACATGGTGCGAGAGATTCTTGAAAGCGATTTAGTGAATGAAATCAAGGCAGGATCTTGGATGCACAGAGCGGTCGCCGCGTGGCGAAGCATGCGGGGTGTTTCGTGAGTATGCGTTTACACAATTGCATAATTGAGAATCTTCCCGCTGAGGCGTACCACAGTGACGAAGCCGTAGGGTCATCACTGATTCGCAAATTGCAGACGAGCACTCCGATGCACGCAAAGGCGATGATGGAGACTCCTATGTCTTCGCCCGCGCTGGCGTTGGGGACGGCTCTACATGCAGCAATGCTCGAGCCTGAAAACGATTTAGCGCAGGCTGTCGTTCAACCCGATATCGATAAGCGTACAAAATTAGGCAAAGAAGAGCATGCGGCTTTTGTTTTAGCAAATTCTGGTCGTTGCATAATTAGCCAGGAGCAAGCCGAGCAACTCGACGGCATGGTGATTGCGTGTTTAAAAGATTGGCGCATCAAGCATTCCCTTAGTGCTTGCAAACGTAGGGAAGTATCAGTCTTTGGGTCGATTGGCGGTCACAAAGCCAAGGCTCGGCTAGACGCTTGGAACGGTCACGGAATGGTTTGCGACATCAAGACCACACGCGATCTTGCGTGCGATTTTGAGAAGAGTATTGCCAATTATGGATACGGCCTACAAGCCGCGTGGTATCGAGAAGTTCTTCGCAGTGTATTTGCAACCGAAGGTCGGCTAATGCCTGACGATTTTTCGTTCGTGTTCCTTGTTGTTGAGACTACCTATCCACACGGAACTGCTGTCTACAGAATGCAAGATGAGGTGATGGATTGCTATAGCGATCGACTTGTCGAGTTGCAAAAGCAATGGTGGGAGTGTGTGTTAAAGAATGAATACAAAGGTTGGCCAGATTCCGATGTCGTTGATATTGGTCTGCCAGCGTGGGCATTGAAAAAACTACAGGAGCAAAGATGACAAACGAAATCGTAATTACAGAACAGCCAACCCCGCTCGCTCAAATGCAGCGGGCGAAGGCAATCGCCAAGGAGATTGCGTCAACTGTCGGGCATCTCATCGTAAAGATTCAAGGCAGGGATTTTCCTACCGTGGCGTGGTGGCAGGCAGTCGGATGGGCATTCAATGTAACGAGCACCGAAGTAGAGGTAGTAAAGCAGGTAACAGATGACGGCTCGATCGAGTACATGGCGGTCGTCGCCATCGTGCGCATTGACACAGGCGAGACTGTCAGCCGTGGCTCAGCGATTGCGTCGAGCGCGGAGCGTGCCCCGTGGGGTCGATCTGCATTCAGCGTGCGGTCGATGGCGATCACTCGGGCTACAGGTCGTGCGTATCGACACGGCTGCGCAATCATCCCGCATCTGTTGAAGATTGAATCGACACCCGCTGAGGAGATGCCGATCGAGGCCGTTGCGTTGCCTGCGACTCCACGAAGGAATGAACAAGGATTCGCACTGCCAGAGGCAACGATGCCAAGCAGTGGGGCGAGCGGAGTTATGGCGATGCTGAAGCAATCGCAACTTGATGAGCAAATAGCAGGTCTTGCGGGTCAAGTTAGCGAAATCGCCAAGGAACTTGGGCACAAAATTACAGCCGCAGCCGCGCAAGCCGCAGCGGAAAAAGGAAGCACTTCGAAAGAGGATGTTAGAGATCGACTTATCGCAAAGGTTGCGACTGGTCACAGCAAATTATCAGAAAAGAAAGCGAGTAAGAAATGAAACTGATTTGGGACGCACCGCAAGATTTAAAGACCGACCGCAAATTCGAGGAGATCATTCTGCCGAATGGTGTCTACACATTTACGATCACCAAGGCTGAGTTCGCAGCCGACAAGTACAAGGTGAACGAGTTCAACAAGGATGGCATGTCGCTGAAGTTGTGGCTCGACACGGAGTTTCAAGGCAACAGCAAGCGCATCTTTGCCACGATCGGCGTGGATAAACCGCATGAGATCAACACAGTGGTGATCGCTTGCAACTTGCCACCTGTCAAAAAAGGCGGCTCTCTCAACGAGCAGAGCCTGGTCGATGTGATTGTGCAGGCGAAGATCGAGCAGTACACATCGAAGGTCGGCAAGGTCTCCAACATCGTCAAGGCGTATCTGCCTGCGCATCCTGCGGCCGTGACGAAGCATGCAGACCCAGTGCCTGCTGCTGACATGGATATTCCTTTTTAATCTGAACTCCAAACGGTGGGCGGCGGCAATCCTCCACGGTTGCCGTCGCTCGCTTTCACTTAACGCAAGGATGCGACATGAGACCAAATTCAAACTGTGAAAGATGCGGCGAGATCGGAGTGTTTTACAAACGCCCGATGGCTAGCGGTTTTCATATTGGTGAAATGTGCTCATCTTGTGATTCAACTATTGGAGAGTGGATAAGTAAGAAATTATTCACGCCCGAAGAGATTGAAAGTTTTAAAGAATTAGAGTGCAAGTCGTTGGGGATATGCAGTGGCTGTAAAAAAGAATTACCACTTGAACATAATCACATCGTACATCAATGCCTAAAAGTTGATCATCCGATTGCGAAAATAACTGTTCCGATGTGTAAAAAATGCCACGATAAATTTCACGAGATTAAACAACATTTAAATACTGAGGCCGCATGAAACTCAAACGAATGCACGACAGCGTCGAGTCGTTCTATCTCGGGCTGGCTATCGGTCTGATTGGCATGTGGTGGATTCTTTATTCGTGGGGTGTGAACTATGGAAACTGAAGTGATCAGCCACGCCTACCGATTGTTGCCGTACATCTTCGACGAGTCCGACATCATCGAGATTCGCACGCTCGGCGCGATGCGCGTGCAGAAGTGGACGAACCTAAAGGATGCGCCCGACATCATCGCCGACCTCACGAAACTCGGAGGCAACGCAACTGACATGTACTTCGGAGCCAACCCGAGGGCGAACAAGAAGGGCGGCACGGCCAAAGATGTGAGCATGGCTCGATGCCTGTACGCAGACTTTGACGGCGGCACGACCGTCGAGCAAGCCAAGATGCGCATTGAAGAATCATTGATACCTGAGCCGACCGCGATTGTTGCCACTGGAGGCGGCGTGCATGCTTGGTGGCGGCTCTCTGAGCCGTGCCTAGACATGGATATTCACTGTGCGCATCAGAAGGCACTCGCGAGTCGGCTCGGCTCTGACAAGTGTATTCACGACGCTCCGCGCTTGATGCGCTTGCCGGGCTTTGTCAATACGAAGTACGACCACCGACCGCTGTGCTATGTGGCATCGCTTGACACCGACAACACCTACTCGCTATCCGATTTCCCCGACCCGACGGAAGGGGAATCGGAGCGGGTAAGTGTCGTCGTGCCGCCAGTGCCCAAGTCAATGAGTAACCTATCACACCGATTTTTGAACGAGGGATATGTGATGCCAGCGGGTCGAAGACAGACTGTCTTCACGGTGGCATGTGATCTTGCCGCTCGTTCTTGGGATGAGGGCGATGCAGTAAAGGTGATCGAGGAGCGGGCGCAGACTCTCGGGCTGTCTGAGTTTGATTTTAAAGATCTATCGAGGCAGATTGCGAACGCATTCAAGCAGCCCCGACTTCCGTGCGTTGGAGATGCCGAGAGTGTGCTTCCCGCAGTTCCCGATTCTGCTTTGGTAATTAGTCGAGCAGTCGATCTGATCCATGCTCACAAAGAAATGAGGCGACCAATCATCAAGGGTCTTCTTCGTTCGGGTGAGACCATGAACATCATCGCACCGCCAAAGACTGGCAAGAGTTGGCTTGTTTCAAATCTAGCCATCAACGCATCACTAGGTCGCAAGTGGATGGACTACGACACCATTGAAAGCAGAGTCCTGTTGATCGACAATGAACTGCACAGCGAAACGACAGCCAACAGATTGCCCGCGCTCTGCACTGCAATGGGGATCGACACAAGCGAACTCGCCAACCTGTTCACGCTGAACTTGCGCGGCAACCTGATCGACTTTAACAAGATAGGGCCGTTGCTCTTCGACACCATTGAAAAGAACAAGTACGACATGGTGATTCTCGATGCCTTCTACAGATTCATTTGCGCTGGCATTAGCGAGAACGACAACGGAGCAATGGCGGGTGTTTACAACATGGTCGATGGATGGGCGCAAAAACTCGACTGCTGCTTCGTTCTGATCCACCATGCCAGCAAGGGCAACCAAAGCGAGAAGGGCGTGACCGATGTCGGCGCGGGCGCAGGAAGCATCAGCCGAGCAGCGGACACGCATCTTGTTCTGCGTCAGCATGAGGAGGAGAGGCACTTTGTTCTTGACGCGGCTGTCAGATCTTGGCAACCCATCAAGCCAAAGGTGCTGCGATTC